CGCGAGCAGCCGTTGCTGCTGGTCATTTCGACCGCCGGCGACAATTTGGCCGGTCCGTGCTACGACGATTGGCTAACGGTCAAAAAGATACTCGAGGGCGTAGTCCAGGACGATAGCCATTTCGGGGTTATCTACACGGTCGATGATGACGACGATTGGACCAGTGAGATTGCGCTTCGCAAAGCGAATCCGAACTATAACGTCAGTGTCGGCGCTGAGTTCCTACAGCAGCAACAGCGCGACGCGATCAACAATGCGCGGAAACAGGGGAAGTTTAAAACCAAGCATCTGAATATTTGGGTGCAGGCGCGCGATGCGTTCGTGAATATGCAGCGCTGGGCCGAGTGCGCGGCCGCGGGATTGAATATTGCGGATTTCGCCGGTCACAAGTGCCACGTCGGAATGGACCTCGCGAGCAAAGTCGATATTGCGGCCGTCGAGATGCTGTTTCCCATGGATGGCGGCCATTTCGCGAGATTTGGCAAATACTATCTTCCAGATGAGACGGTGCAGCTCCCGGAGAACGAGCACTACAGAGCTTGGGCCAAAGAAGGCTGGCTGACTGTCACTGAAGGCAATATTATCGATTTCACGCGCATTCTCGAAGATCTGAGCGAGATGCAGAGCAAATTCGAATTTATCGATCTTGCCTATGACCCTGCGCAAGCGACCATGCTGGTCACGGAGGCGCAAAACGCAGGTATTACATGCGTCGAGGTTCGTCCTACCGTTCTGAACTATTCAGAGCCGATGAAGCAGATTGAAGCGTTGATACGCGATCGCAAGTTGAAGCACAACAACGATCCAGTCATGACGTGGGCGATGTCAAACGTAGTCGCGAAAGTCGACGCGAAGGACAACGTCTATCCGCGCAAAGAGCGCCAGGAAAACAAGATCGACCCGTTCGTGGCGCTCTGCGCAGCAATGGCCCGCGCCATGGTTGCCGTGGAACCTAGCGAACCATTCACGGAGCTCTGATGGCGTTTTCATTCACTGGATTGCTGAATCGCATCGGCTCCGCGATCACGCCGAATATCAGAAACGATATCCCAAACGGCACTTTAAGCTTCCCAGAGTTAGCGGCAATGTTTCACTACCCGACCTGGTCGGGAGCAGACGTCACTCCTGAGTCAGCGGCTCGAGCGATTCCGGTTCAGGCCTGCATGGCGCTGATTTCTGGGGGCATAACATCGATGCCGCTCAGGATAGTGCAGCGTCAAATAGTCAACGGTTCGTGGCTGCAGACGCCGGCTGATGATCATCCGTATTGGTGGCTGTTCAACGAGTCTCCCGACGGCGAGATTTCGTCGACGCAATTTTGGGACCGCATCGTCAAGAACAAGCTGCTGCAGGCCGAGTCATTCGGTCGGATCATTCGATCCAATGGCGGTCGAGGCATCGATGTTCAGCAGGTCATTTTCGAACGCAATCGCGATGTTCAAACACTGCGCCAATGGGACCCAGTTTCTCGCCGCGCCAAGATCGTCGGTTACCAGATATATAGGGACGGCAGGATGTTCGGCGTATTGCCCGAGGACATGCTGCATTTCAGGGACAGCCAATCGCTGAATCCGACGGGGAGTATCTCCGTACCAGCCGACAGCGTTTCGATCGCACCCAAGCCCATATCGGCGATCTTGGATGCAACTCGTCAGGCGATAGGGGTTTGTCTAACAATCGAGGAATATTGCGGCAGATTCTTCTCGAACGGCGGCATGCCGAAGGTCGTTCTCAAATATCCGGCTGGCACAAAACTTGATGACAAGCAGATCGAGCGATTGCGTGATCAATTTCAGCAGCGCTATGGCGGCGCGCAAAACGGCGGCTTGCCACTGATTCTGAACAATGGCGCGGAGGCTGAAAAGCTCAGCTTCACCTCCGAAGAAGCGCAGCTGCTCGAGGCGCGCAAGTTCCAGGTAATCGATATCGCGCGCGGTTTCAACGTGCCTCCTTTCATGATCGGAGAGACCGAGAAAACCAGTTCCTGGGGAAGCGGAATTGAGTCCATGTCTCAAGGATTCATCCGTTACACGCTTGCGCGTCACATTACCGAGATAGAGCAGGAAACTACTCGAAAACTCTTCGGAACAGCACGTTATTGCACTGATTTCGATGAAGAAGCGCTATCTCGCGGGGACATGGCAGCACTGGGAACTTGGTTCAGGGCTGCTCTGGGGGGTGCCCAAGGCCCAGGCTGGATGAATGTGAACGAGATTCGCAGACGCATCAATTTGCCTGCCGTCCCTGGCGGCGACGATTTTTATTCCCCAAGCGTGCCAACTGGCAAATCTACCGGCGGTGAACCCGATGCAGACGACACAACGGCGGCTCCTGGCACTGATAGCGGCAAACAAGGACAAGCCAAAGCGGCGTGAAATCCTCAATGCCGATGGTCCGGAAGCAACGGTTTACCTGTATGACGCGATTGACGCATATTACGGCGTTAACGCCGAATCCTTCGTCAAGGATTTCAACGCGATCACTGCATCGACGATCCATCTGCGCATAAATTCCCCCGGCGGTGATGTATTCGACGGCCGCGCGATTGCGACGGCGATTGCGCAGCATCCATCGAATGTGATTGCGCATGTCGATGGTCTGGCCGCTTCCGCCGCGTCATATGTGGCGATCGCCGCAGACAGCGTCGAGATGGCGCCGGGGGCTTTCATGATGATCCACAAGGCTTGGACGTTGGCTTTCGGTAACGCCGACGACCTGCTTTCCACGGCCGCGCTTTTGGAGAAGATCGATGGTTCCCTTGTGGCCGACTACGCAAAAAAGACCGGCCAATCAGCCTCTCAAATTGAACAGTGGATGTCAGCCGAAACATGGTTCACGGCTGACGAAGCACTTGAAAATGGATTCGCCGATAGCATCGCCAAAGAAGACGATCCTGAGTGCGTAGATAATGCATGGGACCTGTCGATCTTCGCGAATGCACCTAAGCCGAAAGCAAAAAAATCGACTGATACGATTATCATTAATGTCGAATGCGACCCGGCCCTCCCGATCGCGGCGCTCGGAAAAATTGAGACAGCGGCAAAATCAGCGCTTGCCGCGGTCGAGAGCCTTGGCGTGGCCACGAAGAAGATTGCAGATGATGCGGCCGCAATATGTGCGGCAAACGAACAAGCCGAACTTTCTCACGCCGAAAGAGTGCGTCGAAGCAAGTTGCTTTAACGATATCGCCTAGCGTTCCCGCAAAGCGGTCCTTCCGGGCCATAAAGCCCTTTACAACTCGGAGTATCTCAATGTCAAAGATCAATGCTTTGCGGGAGCAGCGCACAGCCCTCGCCAAAGAATGCCGCGATTTGCTTGATAAGTTTCCTGCCAAGGCGTGGACCGCGGAACACACTAAAACGTACGACGCGAAGGTCGAGGAAATAGCCGGCATCGATGCGTCGATTGCGCGCTTCCAGAAGCAGGCTGATATCGACGCCGAGAATGCGATCGACCTGGCGATTTCGGATGTCATTAAGGCAGCTGGCAACGTCGATCCGAATTCCCCGATGGGCGTCTATAGGGACTACTTCAGGAAGGGTCTCGAGGGTCTGACTGCCGAACAAGCCAAGTCGTTCCGTAACACGCTATCTACCACGACTGGGAGCCAAGGCGGATTCAGCGTGCCGACCCTGGTCGTTTCGCAGCTGATCGATGCGATGAAGCTCTATGGCGGCATGCGTGCCGTCTCGGAGCAGTTCACTACCGATGGCGGGGAGGATATGAACTATCCGACCTCCGATGGCACGTCTGAAGTCGGCGAACTCATCACTCAAAACACGACCGCGAACGCTCAAGATCCGACGTTCGGCGTGGTCACTCTGTCGACCTACAAATTCAGCTCAAAGGTCGTGGCAGTCCCGTTCGAGTTGCTGCAGGACTCTGTACTGGATATAGAGGCGATGGTGAACAAGCGCCTCGGCCAGCGTCTCGGTCGAATTCAAAACACCTATTTCACGACCGGTACCGGTACCGCTCAGCCAAATGGCGTCGTGACGGCGGCTACCTCCGGAAAGGTGGGAATAACGGGGCAGACCTTGACTATCATTTATGACGATCTCGTCGATTTGATCGCGTCGGTTGATCCCGCCTATCGCAATCTTGGAAACTGCCGCTTCATGCTCGCGGATGGTTCGCTGAAGGTCGTCCGCAAGCTGAAGGACAGCAACCTGCGGCCGTTGTTCGTGCCGTCATATGATGGCGGCATCGCGCTCAAATTCCCAGACCAGATCATGGGGTACCCCATCCAGATCAACCAGGATGTGGCGGCGATGGCAGCCAACGCCAAGTCAGTCTTGTTCGGCGACTTCTCGTTCTACAAGATCCGCGACGCAATGCAGCTGCTGATGTTCCGGTTCACCGATTCTGCGTACGCGAAACTCGGCCAGGTCGGATTCCTGGCCTGGATGCGCTCGGGCGGCACGCTCGTCGATGCGAAGGCGGTTTCCTACTACACGAACTCGGCCACCTAAACAAGTAGCCAAAGGGTTCAGCGGGGTGCAACCCGGCGCCCCCTTCTCTTCAACTCGATTCTTTTGAGGTATCGGAAAATGGCAGACGATAAAACGGTCAAGGCCCGCGTCCTTGTTTCTTTGAGTCACGACGGAGTCCAGCATAGGCCGGACGCGGTTATCTCGGCAGCGCCGAATGTTATCAAAGGCCTGACAGCCTCTGGATCGGTCGACCCGCATCCAGACGCAGTTGAGTACGCAGAAGGCCTGGCGGCGAAGGCCAAGGCCAAAGCAGACGCGGAAGAATAAGGCGTAAGAGCGAGATTGCATGTCGTCTCTCACGCTGATCACCGGCCCGACTCAAGAGCCGGTGAGCCTCGCCGAAGCCAAGGCGCAATGTCGCGTCACGGCTTCGGACGAGGACGGCTTGATAGCAGGATACCTGCTGGCCGCGCGGCACCACTGCGAAGGCCACACGCGCCGAGTCTTTTCGACGCAGACATGGGCTATGACGATTGACCGCGGTTGGCCGACTGTATTCGATTATTGCTCGGTTCGTCAGCGCACGAGAATCGTTCTACCGAAACCGCCGGCTGTTTCCGTCTCGAGCATCAGCTACGTTGACACCACTGGGACGCTCCAGGTGCTGGCGTCCAACCAATACCAATTTTCGAAAGGCGATATCGTCGGATTCGTGGATCAGGCCTTCGGCGTGACGTGGCCTGCGGTGCAGCGTCAAGCAGATGCGATCACCGTGCAGTTCGTAGCCGGCTACGGCGGCAATCCTAGCAATCTTCCCGAAGAGATTCGGCAAGCCATCCTCATGCTCACAGGACATTTCTTCATGAACCGCGAGGCCGTTGTTGGAACGGATGCCCGCGTCTCGCCAGTCGAACTTCCGCTGGCGGTTGAATCCCTGCTGTCCAGGCATGTGACAGAAGGATGGATCTAGTCAGTGGAAGCAGCTACCGCCGGCAAGATGAACCGCAGCATTGCGATCCAGGCGCGGACGTTATCTGCGCCTAATCAATTAGGCGAACAGATCCCTTCGTTCACAACGTTCGCGACTGTCTGGGGTGAGAAGACCGAACTCTCCGGGAGCCAGCAGCTCGTCGCGCAGCAGACTACCGTCCAAAAGATCACGCGTTTCCGAATCTATTGGCGCCCTGACGTCAATACTACCTGCAGGCTTGTCGTTGATGGAGAAACCTACGACGTGACGTACATCGCTGAACTGGGGCGCCGTAAAGGCTTATTGCTCACTGCGAAGGCGCTCGCCTCGTGAGCGAAGATATTACGATCAACGTGTCTGGCCTAGACGAAATTCGACGAGCGCTGCAGTCAATTATTCCGCAGCATTTCCAGGGCGCTGCGCTACAAAAAATGCTTACGGCCGCAGCTGCGCCCATCATCGCGGCTGCGAAAGAACGCGCGCCCGTCAAAACCGGGACGCTCCAAGGCGATATTTACTCGTTCAAGCATCCGGATAGCACTGTCACATATGAAATTCGCGGCATCACGGTCAGAACCGGAAAATACGCCAAGCGAACAAAGACGCACGGGGATGCGTACTACTGGAAATGGATCGAGTACGGCCACGGTCAGATTGTGACCGACGGCAAGACACTCGGGACACCGCAGAGCGGGTATTTCGGCAAGGTTGTCGCGGCTTATCCCGCACACCCGTTCATGCGACCCGCTTTCGACAGCCAAAAATTCAATGCGCTGCAGGCGTTTCAGGACGCAGCGACAAAGCAACTCGGCATAGCGGCTAACGCTTAAATGGCAGCCGAAGCGGTTCAACAGGTCCTAGCTGTCCTGAATGGGGCTGCCCCCGTTGTGGCGCTAGTAGGCACGCGCATTTCGCCGCTCATACGCCCCCAAGACGCTGTCCTTCCATCCATCACCATACAGCGAATTTCGCTGATTCCTAGCAACAGCATGCAAGGAAATGGTGGCTTGGATATAGCTCGTGTGCAGATCGATAGCTGGGGAGCGACCTATACGGATGCTCGGGCAGTCGCGACGGCAGTGCGCGCAGCCATGGACGCCGTGCCGATTTGCATGGATTCTGAGTTGGACGCTGCATTTATTGAAGAACCTCCGAACGGCGTCTATCGAATCATCCAGGAATATACGATTTTCTCGTAACAACCCGCCCGCTATCAGCGGGTTTCTTTGGAGCAATCAAAAATGGCACTCAAGAGTCAAACGACGGCGCTCGCCGTTTCGAGCGCTGCCGCAGCGACAAAACCTATCACGGCCGCGACGGCAGCTCTTCCCGTACAGATTACCGTGACGGCGCACGGATATCTGCAGGGCCAGATCATTCAGATTGGCGCTGGAAGCGTGGTGGGCATGACGCAGCTCAACGGTCGCGCCTTCGTCGTGGATACACCTGCAGCGAATACGTTCAATTTGAAGGGCGTCGACGGCACGAACTATGGGGCGTATGTCAGCGGCGGCACGACTTCACTTCAGACTATGCAGCCAGTAGGGCAGATCGTCTCTGCGGTCGGGTTCGACGGAACGGCGGCGGAAATAGACACGACCAACCTGTCTTCGGTCGCCAAGGAATACCTGATTGGCTTGCAGGACTTCGGCAACGTGACTTTGGTAGCGTGGCTACAGTCCGACGCAGGTCAGACGCTCTTACGCAGTATCAAAGCGTCCGCCGCCGCGACGCCCATGTCCATTACTCTGTCAGACGGATCAATCGCCGCATTCGTAGCGTTCTGTAAACAATTCAGCTTCGACGCTTCTGGTCCAGATACGGCGCTCAAGGCCAACATTGGCTTGCGCGTGACGGGCGCACCAGCGTGGTTTGCATGAGCCTCACTGCTGCGGATATTCTCGGCATTCAGGATCGTAAGGTTAAGCGCGTCGATGTTCCAGAGTGGGGTGAAGGCGCGCACGTCTTTTTGAGATCCTTGAGCCTCGCGGAAGCCCTTGCTGTCAACGACGCCTCAAAAAACATTGAGGACAGCTCGACGCTTGCGGAAATGCAGCTCGCTGCTTTCTTGGGCGATGAAAACGGAAATGCGCTTTTTCAAGACGCGGCAGCGGCCAAGGGACTAGCCTCTCGCAGTGCAAGGGTGCTAAATCGGCTAATCGACGAGGCGCAAAAGCTCAACAGTTCTGGATCGGTAGAGGCTGAAAAGCAAAAATAATAGCCCAGCCGATGCTGCACGCCGCAATGAAGATCGCGCACGAGCTGGGCATCTCCTTGACCGCATTCATGGCGCTGCCGGCGCGCGAATTCTTCCAATGGCGCGCATATTTCTCCCTTACAGACGGCGATCTTGAGCGGCCTATATCGGTTGACGATCAACTGCGCGCGGCGTTTTCGAAAATGAAAGAGAACCATGGCTAATACGATCGGCTCACTGATTATTGACTTGGTCGCGAACACGGCTTCGTTCACGACCACGCTTAACAAGGCCGTGTCTGATGTCGAACATGCCGTCCTTAAGATGAAGACGGCGTTCGGAAGCTTGGCGGAAGTTTTCACGATTGCGGGGATCGCCGAGCTTACAAAGAGCACGATTGAATTTGGCGAACAGCTTGAGAAGTCCGCGCTCAAAACCGGCAACAGTGCGCAGGCAATAAGCGAACTTGCCTTTGCAGCGCGCCAGGTCAACATCGATTTACCTGAACTCACATCTTCATTCGAGAAGATGGAAAAGGCGATTTCGACGGCTGGCACTGGCAATGCTCAGACGAAAGCCGCATTTGATGCACTGGGCATCTCCTTTGCGCAGATACAAAAACTCGCGCCAGACCAGCAGTTCGAAGAAATCGCGAACCAGATAAGCAAGCTGCCAGACCCTACCGACCGTGCTCGCGCGGCAATCGCGATCTTCGGGCGCGCGGGCGCGGAACTTTTGCCATTGTTCGCGCAGGGCGCGGAGGGCATAGAGCTCGCCAGACAGAAGGCGATAGATTTCGGTGCGTCGCTGGATGCTGATCAGCTCAAAAAGATGGCGGACGCGTCTACGGCGGTCAAAGACTTGGGCGAATCGTTCAAGGCGATGGCCACAACGCTCGGGGCCGCGGTTGCCCCCGCGCTCACCGCTTTTTTCGATTCTCTCACCGCTTCGGTGCGTCCGGATACTAAGATCGAGGCGATCAGCGATCAAATCCGCGAGCTTGAAGGGCTATTGGCTGGCGCTCAAGACTCAGAGACAGTCGCGCAGCTGCAGTCCGCTATCGCGCAGGCCGAGGCGGAATTGCAGGCGCTCCATGCGACTAAAAGTTTGCTGAGTGCGCTCAAGGAACTCAACAACGGCAGTGATTGGGATGGTAAGGGAGCGCCCAGTGCGCCACCGGGTTTTCAGAAGCTCGCCCCAATCGAGCCGATAACGCTTGACCCCAATTTGAAGATCCAGATTGACGCGATGGCCAAGTTCTACGAGAACTTAGACGATGCAACCAAGACGGGGGGCGAGAAGCTGCTTGATGACACGGCGAAGTTGCAGGCACAAGTGCAAGTCTTGCTCGACGACGGTGTTATCAGCTTGGGCGATTCCTTCAGGCGTCTAGATGCGGGCGACGATGCGAAAGCAGTTACCGATCTTATGGCCGGCAACGCTGCAGCTATCTCGGCAGCATGGAAGGACAGCGAAGAAGGCCTAAAGCAGCATTTCGCCAATATCGGCGCGGAATCCAAGCTCGCAACCGAGAACATGAAGGTCGATTTTGAAAAAACCGCCTCGAACGCCAAGCAAGCTGCCCAAAGCATAGAGGATGCGTTTGCAACGTTTCTAATTGACCCTTTCCAGGGCGGCTTGAAGAAAATGCTCCAGTCGTGGATCCAGACCATCGATCAAATGGTAGCGAAGGCCGCGGCACAATCTATTTTCAAAAGCTTGTTCGGCGATTCCGGCGGCTTGGGGTCTATCTTCCAGGGATTTCTGCAGGGAGGCGGCAACGCGCCATCGAGCACTACCGGACTTTCTGGCTTCGACGGTACGCAAGGTTTCGCGACAGGAGGGGCTTTCACAGTTCCGGGTGCTGGCGGAACGGATTCGCAGATGATCAAGTTCAAGGCTACGCCCGGCGAGCGCGTCAGCATTACTACGCCAGGGCAGCAAGGGCAAAACGGCGGCGTGACAGTGATCAATAACAACAACATCGACGCGCGCACCGATTCGAGCCAAATCGCGCAACTGATTCAGCAAAGTACGCAGGTAGCAATTCAGCAGTCAAAGGCTTGGGTTGTTGATAGAGCCAGACGCGGCGCGTTCTCGTAAATGGCTACTGAATTTCTCTTGCCGCCAGATCTTGGCATAGCGTCAGCGACACCGAATCTCGACGCGAACACTTCATCGTTCAAAAGCCCCACCGTAGGCAGCACGCGCACGGCAGAACGCCTTGGCGATGCGCTTCGTTTTCAATTCAACTTCGCCACGGTAAACGACAATCCGGCCACGGCTCGAAAGCGCGGGCGCCTTCAGGCGTTCCTGCAAAGCCTCCGTGGCCAGTCAGCGCGAGTTTGGATGACGCCGCCGGGTGCCACGCTGCGCGGGTCGTTTCCGGCTGCTGAAATGTTCGTCAATAACGATTTTAGCAATGGTATCTCGGGGTGGGCGTCGACCGCTTCCTTTTCATTGACTTCCATTGATCGCGGCGCAAGAGCGACGCGCCTAACAATGATAAGCGCCGACATTCTTTGTGCGCAGTCCATAACAAAGCTGGCCGGCGTCCCATATTGCATAAGAGGTTTCGTTAGCGCAGGGAAGGGAAACGCCTCTATATGCATGTCAGATAACGTCACGTTTTCAACTGGATCAGTTCAACAGGGAATGCTGGAGGGGGCCTTCACGTCCCCTGGGAATGCAAATTCTGCCGGTTTTTTTGATTTTGCGGCATCGGGCGAGCAAGCAGGATATTTTTCAGACCTTAAGTGGTCATCATTCACGCAGTGCGCGCTGGTTGATAACGGCGTCAATCTGCTTCTAAATTCAGATACCCTGGGTACCGGAACAGGATGGTCGCTCAACGCTGCAGCTACGGGTGCGCAGGGTTCTGCTGGGCCAGACGGCGTCGTGGATTCGTGGTTCCTTTTAGAAACCACTGCTAATTCTGGACACTACGCGGTTCAGTTGGTCAACGTGCCTGCTTCAGCACTGGACTACTCCGTAAGCGTGTTTGTTGCCCCCGGAATGCGCTCTTGGTGTTTCCTTCAGGCTGTAGAGAACATTGGTGGCACCAGCGTTCTCGCATACTTCAATGCGTCGACTGGCGCTGTCGGCACAGCAACGGGCGGCGCTAACATGACGCTCATAAGCGCCATACCCGTCCCATGCGGCAACAATTGGTTCAGGTTCATATTGACATTCAGAAAGACCAATGCGTCGACCGCGATAACGCTGCTTTTCGGGGCTGCTGCTGCGAATGGAACTCAGATTTATGTAGGCTCTACTTCGGCGGTCGCAATTTTGATGTGGCGCGCCTCATTCGCGCAGTCCTCAGTACCAGTTGCCGCCGTCCAGACGACAAGCGCCGCCGTGGCTGGAACGCCGCAGACTGGCCTGCAGTTGAATCTCAAGGGTTTGCCGATATCGTCTCAAGGTCTTTTGCTGCCTGGCGACTATATTGAATGTGGCTTGCAGCTCAACCAGATGGCATCGCGACTTGACAGTGACGCCGCGGGCCTCGGGACCGCAATCCTCGTTAGACCACCCCGCAATAGTCCCGCAGATTCTGCAGGCTTCGTCGTGAATACGCCAATGGGAAAGTTCATGGTCTCGAGCAATTCGACAGCGTGGAATGAGATTCCAGGCCGAGTGTCGAGCGCGTCGATCGAACTCGTCGAAGATATTAGCTTTTAAGCTATGACACGCTTCGTCAACTCGACCGCTCAGACAGCGGCCGATCAGCCGCATGTGCTATATGCGATTCTGGTGCAACTGGATTTCGTGAGTGGCTTTATCCGAGTTTTCAACGGAGCTGGAACACTTTCATTCAACGGCAGCACATATCAGGGTTTAGGCCAGTACGGTAGCGTCGGCGCGGTTGGTGAGTCAGTGAAGTTCCGGCCGGCAAACCCTGTAGTGCTGACGCTCTCTGGATTGCCGGACAGCGCGACGCCCCTACTCGCTGACGCTGCAGTCAATCGCGCTGACTTTTATGGTCGTTCGTGCCGCATCGACATTGCGCTCTTTGACGCTAATCGAAAAATACTTACGCCTATCGAGAACGCAGTGTGGGAAGGGCGTATGGATTCGATAAGCGTCAACCGCGGCCAGAATTCTATTGCGCTCACCTGCGAAGACCGAATGGTCATTT